CTTTCAGCCACCTTGGCCTTTTTATTTTTAGCTTCTGTTTTTTTTGTTCTTTTTTTTTCTTTAGCTTCTGTTTTTTCTGTTCTTTTTTTTTCTTTTGCTTCTGTTTTTTCTGTTCTTTTTTTTTCTTTAGCTTCTGTTTTTTTTTCTTTTGTGACCCTACGATAGTCTTGCTTTTTTGATTTGTTCTTCTCCATGATCTTATTAATGAGATAAGTCCTTGGGTTATCGCTCCTATTTGCTGTATTTATTACAACTTCATCTAATCCAACATCACCCGCCTTTTTCCGCAGACCGGCTGTCGTCGTCAGATGGAGTGAGGCTCTCTCTGTACTCCCTGTAAAATCATCCCATACATCTTTGTTCTCTTTCTCGTTGTACTTCTCGGTGTACTTCTCGTTCACGTGATTGCTAAGGCTATTTATTAAGCCCTCCTTTCTGATCTTACCTAAATCCCCACCACTCATATTTTTCTTTCTCTTACTATTTCTTCTCTTACTATTTCTTCTCTTACTATTTCTTCTCTTACTATTTCTTCTCTTACTATTTCTTCTCTTACTATTTCTTCTCTTACTTGCTTTCATTTGTGTTTTCTTAGATTTTTTATTAATAACATATGACTTTTCTAATTTATTAGTTTCATCAAACATATCTAAACGTAATTTATTTTTAGTACAAAATACTGTCCCAAATCCGAGTGTTTCAGCGTGCCATACTAATTTTGATTTATGATCAATATTATTAAAGTTTAATTCGTCATCACAATATTGACCACCCGCCCCACAAGTAACAATAACAATATTTTTTGTACCTATTTTTGTTTCAACTATTTGTTTATTATGATCATGTCCATTCATATACATATCAATACCTAACCGTAATAACTTTCTAATATATTTATTTAATTCAGGTTCAGCATTTCCGTGTCCAGCTATAGAAATGAACGTATGATGACCGTATAGAATCTTCCAACCTGCTTTAGATTTCTTAATAGCATTAACCATAAAATTCATTTGTTGATTCTTGAGTTTTTGTGTCATTAGATCAAAATTAGTATCTATAACAAAGAAATCGATTGAAGTATTCCCTTGTCTTTTAGAATAAGTGTAATAGTGACCTGGTAAATACCATTTTTTAAGACAGTCCACTTGTGATTGTATTCCGTATTGGATTTGTGATTCAGAACAATCTCTGAAAGTTTTATCCCAATAATTTCCATAATCATGATTTCCTAAACACATATAAAATTTTATTTTATTAGGTATATTTTTATAAGGTATTTCGAATTTGTCTATGAATTGTGAATCATCCTTACTTGAACACCCAGAAGGATATATATTATCACCTAACCCACAAACAAATTGACATTTATTACTTTTAATATTTTGACCTAATGCTAAAGCTACTTTAAATTGTTCATCTAATCCACTACCCATATCACCTAATATTGAAAAGGTAATCATATATAATATTAATATAAATAAATAAATACTTAAAAAAAAGGATATATATATATCATATAATTATGGTTGCTATTGGAATTGATCTCGGAACTACTTATTCTTGTGTAGGATATTGGAAAGATAATCGATGTGAAATTATTGCGAACGATCAAGGTAATAGAACTAGTCCCTCATATGTAGCTTTTACTAAAGATGAGCGTCTAGTTGGTGATGCGGCAAAGAATCAAGCGAACGCAAACCCTGAAAATACTGTTTATGATGCTAAGAGACTTATTGGTCGTGATTTTGATGATCCAGTAGTCCAATCCGAACTCAAACTATTTCCATTTGGTGTTACTAATAAAGATGATAGAATTCATATTGAAGTTGAATATAAGGGTGAAAAGAAATCATTCAAACCAGAAGAAATTAGTTCAATGGTTCTTTCTAAAATGAAAGAAGTAGCTGAATCATATTTAGGAGAGGTAGTAACTGATGCGGTTGTGACTGTTCCCGCATACTTTAATGATTCCCAAAGAAATTCTACCAGGGATGCCTGTTTAATCGCTGGATTAAACCCTCTTCGTATTATTAACGAACCAACTGCAGCAGCAATTGCTTATGGTCTTGATAAGAAAGATGATGGTGAACAAAATATCTTAATCTTTGATATGGGTGGAGGAACATTTGATTGTTCTCTACTAACTATCGATGATGGGATTTTTGAAGTCAAAGCTACTGCTGGCGATACTCATCTCGGTGGTGAAGATTTTGATAATATCATGGTCCAGCATTTTGTTCAAGAGTTTAAACGCAAGAATAAACTCGATTTAATGGAATCTAAGAAATCTATTAGACGTCTTAAAACCGCGTGTGAACGTGCTAAGAGAACACTATCATCAGGTAACACTGCTACAATCGAATTAGACTCACTATATGAAGGTATTGATTTCTTCACAAATATTAGTAGAGCAAAGTTTGAATCTCTATGTATGCATCTGTTTATTAAATCTATGGAACCAGTTCAGAAAGTATTAAGAGATAGTAAAATCAGTAAGAAAAGTGTAGATGAAATTGTTCTTGTTGGTGGTTCCACCCGAATTCCTAAAGTCCAACAATTATTATCTGAATTTTTTAACGGAAAAGAACTTTGTAAAAGTATCAATCCAGATGAGGCTGTCGCTTACGGTGCTGCTGTTCAGGCAGCTATATTATCAGGTGGTTTAGCTGAAGGTGATAAAGCAGGTGAGATTCTGTTACTTGATGTTGCTCCTCTATCTCTAGGGATTGAGACTGCAGGTGGTGTTATGACTAAATTAATTGATAGAAATACTACTATCCCTACTAATAAATCACAAACATTCAGTACTTACGAAGATAATCAACCAGGTGTTAATATTCAGATTTTCGAAGGTGAACGTGCTATGACTAAAGATAATAATTTATTAGGTGATTTCCTTCTTGATGGTATTCCGCCTGGACCGAGAGGACAACCACAGATTGAAGTATCTTTTGATATTGATGCCAATGGTATTATGAATGTATCTGCTGTTGAGAAAGGATCAGGTAAAACACAAAAAATCACTATTAAAAATGATGAAAATAGACTCACACAAGAACAAATCGAACAAATGGTTAAAGATGGTGAGAAATTTAAAGAAGAAGATGAAATGATTAAGGAAAAACTTGAATCTATTAATAAGTTTGAATCACTACTATATCAAAGTAAATCCACACTTGATAATAAAGAAATGTCAGATAAGCTTTCTGAAGAAGATAAAACTACTGTAACTGATACAGTAGAAGAAGCTGAAAAATGGTTTGATGAAAACAAAGATACTTGCACAAAAGAAGAATTAGACACAAGACATGAAACAATGCAATCCACCTTGATGGAAATCATGACTAAATTAATGCCTGAAGGTGGAATGCCTGGTGGAATGCCCGATATGAGTGGAATGCCCGATATGAGTGGAATGCCCGATATGAGTGGGATGCCCGAAAAGGCATCTCCAACCGATGATAATGTAGTTCCACCAACAATTGATGAGGTTGATTAATATTTTATTCTTTTCTTAGATTGTTTTTTCTTTTTCTTCTTCTTGGACGCTTTATGTAACATAGAGACACTATGTTTTTTCTTTCTTAAATATATTTCTATGATAAATATTTTGAATCTATCCATTAATGATGTAATAGAATTATAAATTACTTTAGGAGATCCATACAATTCATCTCTAAATATAAGTGGAATATATGGTACGCTTTCATAATCATATTTAGATGTTAATATAACATTTATTATATCGTTTCTATTTTTATATGCTGGTGGTATAAAACTAAAAAATTTATTTTCAAGGGTTCCATCTGTAGAAAATTCAGATAAATCCACTTCTTTATCTATTATAAGTTTTTTATCAGATGGACCATCACCGGTAATCAAACTATATTGTAACCTTATGTTAAATGATGCAACACCTCCCTTCATATGATTAATATATATATATTAATATTGTTTAATTGTTGATCATAAATTCTTAATAACTGTATTAATTGATAATTCCATAAAATTTAATGTTCTTTCTTTCTCTTTAATATGTCCTAATTCAGGATTATATTCAACAAAATCACATGAAGCAATAAGATTGTTTTTTGTGATATTATTCAATATGATATATATATCTGATATCGTTAATCCATTATCAACAGTTGTACCTGTGCTTTTTGCTAAAGAAGGATCTAATACATCAATATCAAAACTTATATGAATAATTTTATCTTTAATATTTTCTTGGACTTCATCTAATATTTCTGTTATATTATTCCTAATTTCATCAGACGAATATAATTTAATATCATATTCATTTATAATTTTCATTTCTTCATTGTCAACACTTCTAGGTCCTAAATAGGTGATTTGTTCAGGTTTTAAATTATATTGTTTATTAATAATTGGTGAATCCATTAACCCCATTAAACAAGATACAGGCATCCCGTGTAAATTCTTTGATTCACTTGTTTTAAAAGTATTGATATCTGTATGAGCGTCAATCCAAACAATATGAGCGTCTTCCTTATACTTATCTATAAAGGCTTGACACGAAGCCAATGATACTGAATGATCCCCACCTAATGTAATTATAGGATAATTATTTTTTTTTGTAAATTCATTATATTTATTATAGAGCATTGTATAACCTTTATTAACATCGAAACAATATTCGTTTATAATAGATTTATTATCTAAATTTATATGTTTATTAAATTTATTATGATAATTTAATAATCTATTGTAAATTATTTGTGGGGATTTTTGAACACCCATTTTTCTTTGGCCGACGCGACAATTTGCTAATATGAAATTTATCATTTAAATATAAATTTGATTTTATATTTAAATATCTTATAAATTATATAATGGACGAACATTTTAATACATTAGATCATCAAGATTGGAAAACTATTATTGTTAAAAAACCAAAACAGAATGTTAAAAATGCTAAAAAGAAAGTAAATAATAATAGTGAAAAAATAATTTCAGTAGAAAAGAAAGCTGATAATGATGAATTACATCATAAACAATTAACTATTGAATTAAGACAAACTATTCAGAAAGCAAGATGTCTTAAATCACTTACACAAAAACAATTAGCTAATAATATTAATTTACCAATTCAAGTAATTACTGATATTGAATCGGGTAAAGCAATATATAATGGAC